AGGTCAATAGAGAAAAAAGAACAGTCTCAGGATTCGCCACACTAGATAACCTGGATCAGACTGGTGATGTCGTTACACAAGAAGCTAGCATGAAAGCATTTGAAAGTTTTAGGGGTAACATAAGAGAGATGCATCAGCCTCTTGCAGTCGGCAAGGTTGCATCATTTCGCCCAGAAACTTTTTATGACCCAGCAACAAAAGAATTTTATAACGGAGTTTACGTTGACGCTTACATCTCAAAGGGCGCACAAGATACTTGGGAAAAAGTACTAGATGGAACTCTAACTGGATTTTCAATCGGCGGAAAGATTATTGAATCAGATAACGAAGTAAACAAATCAACTGGAGCATCTGTAAGATTTATTAAAGATTACGCACTAGTAGAATTATCAATCGTTGATTCACCAGCAAATGAACTATGTAACATTCTATCTATTGAAAAAGTAAACGGACAAATGGTATTTAAAGGCATCGCAGCAGATGTTAAAATGGAAAATATTTTTTATTGTGCAGATAGTGATTCTGTTTTTATGTCAACAGAATCAGAATTTATATCCCCAGTTACAGGAAAGAAAACAGAACTCATTGGATGGGTAGAGTCAAACGACGCAAACAAATCAAAAGAGATAGATAAGATTCTTGATTCACGTAGATCAAGATTGCAAACATTGCCAAGTAATAATAATATCGAGAAGGCAATTGCAGAAGGAGGAAATGAAGTGGAAAAGCTTAATGTAACAGAAGCAACTCCAGTAGTAGAAGAAGCAGTTGTAGAAACACCTGCAGAAATTATTGAAGAAGTTGCCCCAGTAGAACAAGAGTCTGCTGAAGTTGTAGCTGAAGAAACTTCTGCCGAAGTTCTGGAAAAATCAGCAGAATTGACAGAGCAGGATACACCTGACTTTGTTAAAATGCTAGGCGACCTTAAAGGTTTCTTCTCAGAGACTTTGGAAAAGGCCTCTGAGGCAAACGCTGCTCAGGTTTCAACAATCAAGGAGACAGTCGAAACTTTTAGTAAGAATGTCGATTTGAGAATTTCAGAATTAGCAGAAAAGCACACAGAACTCTCAACAGCAGTTGATTCAATCAAGTCCATAATGGACACAGTTGAAAAAAGAGTAGACGCAGTAGAATCAGACACTGCAATCAAGAAGTCCACTGACCTTGGCGGGTCAGCGGGAGTAACAATCAAAAAATCAAAATGGAACGGCACTTTCCTCGGTTCCGTTAGCGAATTAACAAAATAAGGGTAAGGTGAAATAACTAATGAGTAATGAACTATTAGCAAAAGCAGCTGAAGCAGGCACAACAGTAACAACTGGAATGACAGGCTCAGCAGACCCTACCGACGGAATTCACGTAGGTTCCGAGGGTAAGGGAGGCTTGCTCAATCCTGAGCAATCCGCAAGATTCCTTGATTACATGTTCGATGCAACAGTAATCGGTAAGGTAGCACGTACAGTTCGAATGAGAGCTGACACTACAGAGATTGATCGTATCGGCGTCGGTGAAAAGCTTATGAAGCTTGCAGCTGAAGCAGAGGACACTGGCTCAAATGCAGCTGTGCAGTTCTCAAAGATTTCTCTCACAACAAAGAAGCTTCGCCTAGATTGGGAGCTTTCAACTGAGTCTCTAGAAGACAATATTGAAGGTGCAGATCTAGAAGATCACATTGCAAGACTTATGGCAACACAGGCTGGTAACGACCTTGAGGACGTAGTCCTTAACGGTAACACAGCTCTAACATCAGATGCACTATACAAGTCATTTGATGGTGTTGTAAAGCTTGCAAAAGCAAATGGCCATGTAGTAGCTGGAGCGGGCGCAGTAGTGTCTCGTGAAATCTTCAACAAGGCACTTAAGGCAATGCCACGTAAGTACAAGCAACGTCGTCCAGACCTACGCTTCCTTGCAGGCTCAAACCTAATTCAAGACTACTTGTACTCAGCATCTCAGAACATCCAAAACGTTAACCCACAAGATATTGCTTCAAGCATTATCCGTGGAGACCAGGGTGGTCTAGGTGGTCCAGCAGGGTATGTAGCACCATTCGCATTTGGTATTCCAATTGTCGAGGTACCACTACTTAAGGAAACACAAGAAGGTTCATATTTGTCACCATCAGGAGATCACGGAGACGTACACTTGACATTCCCAAATAACGTAGTTATTGGTATCAAGCGTGATGTAACAGTTTATCGCTTCTTCTGGCCAAAGAAGGACTCAATCGAATATACAATGTATACTCGCGTTGGTACCCAAATTGAGCAGGCAGATGCATGGGTTGTCGGTAA